CACCGTGTCAAACTGCGGTATCTCCAAACCCCACGCTTCCAAGTCCACCACTTCCCAATCGTTCGCAAGTGTGTCCCAGTCCCATTCGCCAAAGGCGACGTTATCCGCAATAATAAACCGCTTCTTTTCGTCCTCGGTTAAATCGCTGCTTCGTTTTACCCATGCCTCTTCCACGTCCGTGAATCCAAGTTCTTGCAAAGCGCGAAGCCTCATGTTTCCCCCGAGTACCACGTTGTTTTCATCAATGACCATTGGGCGAAGCGAAAGCATCTTAGGAAACTCCGTGATACTTTGCTTTAGCTTTTGAAACTTGTCGTCCCTCAGGACGCGTGGGTTGTTCGGGTTCGGTTTTATATCCTTTAATTTCATATAGCGTTTAATACGTTTATCCTTAATTCATTAACCTTAACCAAATCCCTTTCTTCCTTTAGCCATTTGCGTCCAGCCTCTAAGTCAACAAAGTACGCATCATCTTTGTCTAAAGCCTTAGTAAATTTGTGGATTAAATCTAATTCGTTCTTGTAAGTCCGTACCCCAGCGATGTTAAATTCCTTGATTTCCTCTGGTGCGTATGAAATACAACCAGCTACCAACATTTCCATCGCAAAATTATTTGACTTCGCTTGATTAAAATTGTCAATCGTTAATGGAAATACGCCATAGTGTGGGGCTGAGTGTTTGACCATTTCAAAGTATTGGAACAATGAATTATTCCACGGCACAATAATTGCCTTAGGATACAATGTTTTGCCCAACCAATCAGCTAAACCAACCATTCCTAATTCAACCTTATCGTTTTTTTGCAACTCAACCCAAAAGTTTTTCACCGTTGCAAGGTCTTCGAGGTGTGTTTGGCTTCCGCGCCACATAACCCGTTTCTTTGCGTCCATCAACTTATCCCTTTTTACAGGCTGCATCGGTGTAACTTTAAAATCAATGGCGTTTGGAACAACGGTAATTTTGTCTATATCGTAAAACTGGGAGTAAAATTCTTTAAGGTATGGGGTTGAGGTCATAACCCAATCAGCATATTTAAACGCCTTTTCGACTGATTCTTTTACCTGAGGCTTGTTAAAATGTTGGCTTGCTGGATTCGCTGGACTTACCTCGTGTAATAGGTCGTCGTGGTCTAAGATAATCTTCTTACCCATTCGTTTTACCTCGTTAATCATGCCAAGTAAATCGTTACCATTAGCACGCTGGAAGATAACAACATCAACGTCGTAAAAATCATACCACTTAACGGTATCAGGGTTAATCATTTTAATGGCAAACTGTGGATAAATATCTCGAAGCCTAATAAATGGATTAACCGTGCGATAGTAGTCCGTAGTTGGGCTGCTTAAATTACAAACAATGCCAATCCTCATTTATTTTTACTTTTATAAGTATTCAATAAAACTTCAAGCACCGCTTCCATTGAATGCTTTTTCCCTGTTGCCTTCCATAAATCAAATTGAATATCCAGCAACCTTTCTCTTATAACCTTATTGCGAAAGGTTACCCCGTACATTTCTTGAGGTTTTGTTGTGTTCATTTTTTTTAAATTATTATACAAATATAATATTATTTTTTTAAAATTGGGGAAATAAATCCGCGTTCCCCCTCGGACACAAACATTGAATGTCTATATGTATTTGACAGATGTCCAACTACTATCTTATTATCCGATATAAATTTCATCAACGGGTGTACCGTATTGTTCCAATCAAAAATATCAACCCATTTATCTGGTGAATAAACTTCTTCTTCCCTGTTCAAGGTCACCAATGATAAATCAAACTTACCGCCAATCTTTTGTAACAAAGAAGGTTTAAAGAACTCACAACTTCCCCGAAGCCAACCAACAGGGTCACCGCACGAATTAGAAAGTATTTCCCAATCGCCGTCCATAAAGTGAATGATATTCCCAAACCATTTGTAGTTATGAATAAAATTGTCATCATGCGTAAACAAAAGCAAATCGTATTCCGTGAAATTATGTTCCTCCAGCCATTGATTTGAACAACCCCAATCGCCAACGGTGTTCGGGTATTCTTTGTAATTCCAACCTAAGTCTTTAATCTGCTCAATCGTTGCAATTTCTTTGTAAAGCACGGTGTCAAATTCCTTTAATGCCAATCCCTTTTTTTCCTCCTTTGAATACTTTGGGTCACGGTGTGAAATGCAAAATAAATTATACTCCCAATCTTTGACAACGATTTGCCGTGCTACTGAATCATAGAAATCTAAGGGGAAGTGCCAACCTGAGGCAACAACGGCTAATCTCATAACATTAAGGATAAAGAGGGAAAGTCCTCGTTAATTGTAATAAAGTTTAAACCAGATGAATTGATAGGTTGAAAATCTTTCATCCATTCGACTTTGTCCCTTTCCTTGCTCCCGCCTTCAAATAAAATTGAGCCGTTTAAAAAATGATATTCCTTTAAACTTTTTAAATACTTTAAATGCCCCGCGTGGTTGCTTATATCAAAGTGCATCAAGTCAAAAGGTTCGGGTTTCCAATTATAAAAATCCCATTCAATCAATTCAATATATTTTGTTAAGCCAAGTTGGTCGATGGTGTTCTGTGTTTTATCCATCGATGTATTTTTGTAAGGGTACTTTTGCCATAGGTCATGGCACATGATGACGGTATCGCTATCTAAGTCCCTTAACGCCTGAGCCATTGCGACGGCTGAATAACCGTGCAACGTGCCAAACTCAATGATTATATCGGGATTCATTGTAAGCACCGTATTGTAAAGGGTCTTACCGATGTTATTCTTATAATAACTTGATGGTATATCGTAGTTAAAATATGCCATTAATCTTTTTTTGTTTGTTTGCCTGATAATTTGCTTTTCTTTTAGCAAGTAATTCAGCCTTTTTTTCAGGCGTTAAGGCATTGTATTTATTCCTCAAATATTCCAAATACTTTTTTTTCTGGTATTCGCTTATTGTTTTCCTGTATTCTTTTTTTCTTTCAGCATTCATAATTAGAAAGGAAATTCTGATTCTGATTTAAATGTCGTTGCTTCTGTTACCTTTGGATTTTCCCCTGTTGTTGGCTTGCCTCCAAATTCAAGAGAATTTACCATGCAGCGAATGACAGCTTCGGCTGCACCAGTATTCTTGTTTAGGTATCCATTCACCCCGCCTGTTCCTTCCACGACCACAAATGTACCTTTTACAATATGAGGCGCAAGTTTGACACCACGTTCACCCCAAATTGAACAAGTAACCCAAATCGTCTTTTCTCCTTGCACTTGACCGTAAACCCTTTCAGTGTGTGCTACGGAAAAAGAACAAACGGTATTATCGCCAACATTTTTTACCTCAGCGTCCTGACCGACGCGACCACTTACGACTAATTTAATCATGCTTTTGTTTTTAAAAAGTTATTATAAATATCTTGAAGCTTTACTATTTTTTTATTTGCACTTCTTTTATATGATTTTTGAATATTTGATAATTCAATTATTTTGAACATCATTTCAAAACCACCAACTTCATTAATTCCTATTAATTCAATAAAATATTTATTAGGTCTTTTTGTGTATTTGTGTAAATATTCAACTAATTCTTTAGTAATATCCATCTACCAACCTTTTTTTATCTGTTCAACAATATATTCCCTGTCCTCGTCCGTCACCCACCAACCAACTGGAAGGCTTGACAACTTGCCAATTACCTTTTCAATGTTTGGAAGTTCCGTTTTAAATTGCTTTACGCACGGGTGTAAATCGTTTCGCTCATGAACTTGCGAAGTCATTACACCACGTTCTTTCATTGCCCTTTGAAAATTGTCCCTGTCCTCAACCAAAATTGAATAAATCCAATATGATGAGCCTTCGTCGTAATACAAAGGGGTTATAAACCTACTATTTTCATTTAACCACCAGTCGTAAAAACCAGCATTATTTTGGTGTCTTCTAACATTATCCCCAAATATTTTAAGGTTCTCAATCCCAATGGCGGCGTTGATGTCGTTCATGTGGAATTTATAACCCCAATCGTTTATCGGTGCTTCGCATCTAAAATCCTTTCGGTCACCTTCCCTGTCAATGCCATACCAACGAAGTAACTTTGCCTTTTTATATTCTTCCTCATTTGGTAAAACCAACATTCCACCGTCACCCGTGGTAAGGTGTTTTATTGCCTGAAAGGAAAAGCAACAGTAATTTCCTGAGTTCCCAACCAATGTACTTTCGTCTTTAGTGGCTGGTAATTCGTAATATGAGCCAAAGGCGTGTGCGCAATCTTCGATAATATCAAGCCCCGTTAATGACTTTATTTTCTTTACGTCTGCTGCTGCACCTCCCCAATGGACAACCATAACCGCGGCAACCAAAGGAGTAATAGATTTAGCCACCGATAAGGGACAAATATTTAAAGTGTTAGGGTCAATGTCTGCCCACATTATTTCGAACCCAGCCGCAAGTATCGCCCAGTTGGTTGCCGTGCAAGTCAAAGGAGTTGATATAATGTATTTCTTTTCGGGGTGTTTGTCCTTAATTATTCTTAAAGCAAGTTGCAAAGCGCTTGTCCCTGAGTTGACCGTAACAAGGTAAGGATTATTGAAGCTTTGCTTTAATTGGCGTTCAAACTCCTCCACCACTTCACCCTGACCAATAAAGCCTGAGGATAAAACTTTGTCCACGGCTTTTGATGCCTCTGGATTCATGGCAACTTTAAATAATGGTATCATTTAATGTGGTTTGCATGATTTATAAAATATTTATTTCCCTCGTTTTCAAACGGCGTCCCGATATATTTTGAACAGTTACCTTTTAAGATTGCAACCTTTATTCTTTCCTCGTAGTTCCAAAGGACAAAAGGAAAAGAAATCTGGTCACGGCTGGAAAACTTGCAGACTTGTTCAAACCAAGCTAAACCAAAATCAATCGTAATTTGATTCACCTTCCTGATATAACACCCCATTTCATATAGCCCAAAATAAGGCGGCATTCCAACCGATTGATAAAAATTCATTTGACTTTTTACAAGGTCTTCATTGTCTAACTTTGCCTCAAGCACGGCGGCTATTTCTTGGTATAAACAACGTCTTTGGGCATGGCGGAAAAGATACAAATCGGCGTCGCCGTATTCCTTGATTATTTCTTCGGGATGGATTGCCAGTTGGTGTGTTCCATCATGCCATATAATGTAATCAAAGTCAATCTTTAAAGCCTGAGGAATGCAAAGTATTTTTTCAGCCTTTGCGTTTCGTCTGTGCTTCAACGGGTCAATCATGCTAAACTGATGATTCTGGACTTGATTCCAAACATTTAGGTCATGGTTAACTTCATCGACAAAAGCAAGGTAAGTACAATTATCAAAGGTCGTCTCAGGGTCAACCAGTATGTCTTTGTTTCCAGTAATTGAGGTAATAATCAAATAGTTCATAGGGCAAATATAAACTTTATTATTTTATAAATTAAATATTATTTTTAACAAAATTATTTTTATCTTTGTTGCTTAGCAAGATGTAAACATTAAGGAAAATTCGTCACAGGTTTACATATTATTGCAGACGAACCGAAACGCTTACGGTTAACAGGGCTTAACTCATAAAGTCGAAAGAGCGCAAAATAAACGAGTGACAGCACGGAAAGACGGCAAATTTTTAAATCCAGCCCTTGCACAATTTTTAACCATGTTCCTGATGCCAGGAAAAAGGTTGTAAAAATGTAAATAATTTTTTGTATATTTACATATCCTTTGAACGGAGTGCAGCCCTTCAAAGGAAATGGAACAAATCCTACATTGTTTCAACCTTGCCCCAGCGACTGCACTTGTTGGGGCATTTTTTATTTTATCATGATGCCCAAAAATTACATCACTTACAAAGGGAAAGAAAGAACTAAATTATTTAGAGAAAATTTTCCTTTTTATCCTATTCCAAAACAATCTGATACTTGCGTTTGCATTCATTGTATGGAATTTTATGAATACAAAGAAATACAAGTCAATGAATCCATTAAGGGCGATATTTGGCTTATGTGCCGAGATTACCCAGAATGCAATGGCAGTATTATAGATGCAATGAAAACAACTAAAGAAGAACTTGAGCAATGGAAAATTAGCGCTCCAAACTTATTTGGATTATGAAAGAAATACAATTAACTCAAGGCAAGGTCGCGCTGGTAGACGATGCCGATTACGATTATTTAAACCAATGGAAGTGGTGTGCAAATAATAAGAATGGAAAATTTTATGTAGTAAGAAATATTACAGTATCTAAAAATAAACAAAATAGTATTTTTATGCATAGATTTATTATGAAACCTGATAAAGGTATGGTTATTGACCATTTAGATGGAAATCCTTTAAATAATCAAAAAAATAATCTTAGAATATGTACTCATGCAGAAAATATGAGAAATTCTAAAATATCTATAAATAATAAAAGTGGGTACAAAGGTGTTTCTTATCAAGAAGATAGGAATAATTATAGGGCTTCAATTAAATTTAATAATAAAAAAATAAATATTGGAGATTTTATCGACCCAATCGACGCCGCCCGTGCCTACAACGACGCCGCCATAAAATATCATGGAGAATTTGCTAACTTAAATAAAATTGATTAATTATGAAGAACTTATTAATACAATTAAACCAACGCCCAATCGCGGTTTACCCTATTTATATAAAGATAACTGGAAGCGTGAACGCTGGATTATTGCTTAGTCAATTAATGTATTGGTATGGAGCAATGAATGGCAGAATATTTTATAAAACTGATGCTGAAATAATGGAAGAAACTTGTCTTTCTGAAAGTGAACTAAGAACAGCAAAGAATAAATTAAAGTCAATGTCATTTATAGAAATTAAAGCTAAAGGAGTTCCAGCAAAAACTTACTATTCTATAAATGCTGAAAAGTTGATTAGTGAAATTCACAATTTCAGTTCCGCGAAATCAACGAAACTGAAAACGCGAAATCAACGAAACAGTAATAGCGAATTTAACGAAACTATTACAGAGAATACAACAGAGAATACTACAAAGAATACAACAGATATTTATTTTGAAAACGAGTTTTCGACATTTGAAAAAATTACAATTGATGAAAAGCAAAGTTCCAAAGTAAACCCGTTTACTATTGTTTCTAATTTGCAAGGAGAGAAAGAAGAAAAGAAAAATTCCGCGAAAAGAAAAGAAGAAAGCGAGCCAAAAGCCGAGCGCAAACCAAACCCGACCTACGAAGCTTTCACCGTGTTTTGCCAAACCTTTGAACAGTTATCAGGCGCGGCGTACCCGACTGACCAAAAGGGACATTATATCATGAGTCCGAAAGATGCTGGAGGCATGGTATATTTGTTGCGTTGGCTTGAGAAGGTTGACAGGAATAACGATACAAATGAGGCATTAAAAGTATTTTTACAAGCCGCTTGGTCATTGCCTGACAAATGGTTAAAAGCAAATTTTACTCCAGCTATTTTATACGGACAGGCGGGAAAAATATACACGGCTTACCAGACGTCTTCACCAGCGGCAAAGAAAAAAGCGTATGACGATGAAGTTGACAGGCTTTTGGCTGAGGCTATGAAGAAATATCAAACACAATAAAAACCAACCAATATGAATTTACCAGCTATTGCAATGAACATCGAGGAAAAGATACAGGATATTCAACTTGTTATCGACAATCGAGATAAAAGACTTTTTAAAACGGGTATTGTGGAATCTTTACCCAAAATTAACCAAGTCGTAAAACAAATCCTTCCCCTGTACGGCATTGATGCAAGTCCAGAACATTTGGTTGAGGTGACTCAGTTTATTACCACTTACAAATTAATCGCGGTTGATGAAATAAAACTTGCCTTTGAAAAGTTTGCACGGCAAGAATTGAATATTGATGACCATAAGTTATACGGCAAAGTTGATTTGGCTGCCATTGGGCGAATCCTTACCGCGTATATCAACTGGCGGCAAAAGGTTTATTTTACCGTGGATATGGAAGATGAAAAGAAACGAGCAAAGATGGAAGAAGAACAAAGGCAAGTCGAGGCAAAGCGCAAGTTTTACGAAGAATTTCCCGAAATGTTAAGCGGCTTTAAGGGTGAATCATACGAAGACGTTCCCGTCTATTGGTACGACGCCGCAATGGAGGCTGGGTTAATCGGTTACGCCGAAGGGGAAAAACGAGCCATCTGGGAAGAGGCTCAGGAAATAGCAAAGAAACAAAAGATACAAGCAGACAGTTACATTGACTTTAAAACCCAGTTGCATCGGGTTGAAGAAGAAGGAAAAAAGCGGGCAATCATCATAGCGCAAAAGTTGGCGGTCTGGAGGATCGTTTTAAATAAGAAATAATTTTCATGCAATCTGGTTTTCATGGTGGGAAGTATTTTATTTCCCACTTTTTTTTTAAAATAATGTTGTAAATATTTTTTTATTACAATATTTATTTATAAATTTACATATTGATTAAAACAAAAAACAACCAATCATGACAAATTTTACAGATTTTTTAAACACATTAGGTTCTTCAGATTTGGAAAGCCTACAAATTATTTTAAATACATATAATGAAGATTACGAAATTAGGTCTAACGACATTGAAGACGTTGGATTTAATAAGTTTTCTGGATATGTTTGGTTATTACTTGAAAACGGAATAACCATTGTTAGTTGCTTTGGTCAAAGCGCAGAATTTCTGACAACAGATAATCGTGGCAATGAAATATTTCACGACACTTATTACGAAGCTACTAATCATTTATTAGGAGTTTAATATTAAACGGGGTGCAGCATCCGAGTTAACTGCATTATAAAACTAAAAAAAATGAGTATCACAAAATATACGGTCAAGTGTTGCCTTGATAAAAAGTTGGGTCACTTTGTCCACGTTATTTTTTCCCACGGTCACGGCTTGCACGGAGATAATTTACCACGCCACACGGACGAAGGGATGGAGATACACGGCTGGACATTTGAGCCTGAGGACATTGACCTTAAATTGTACCCAGTTATTAATGACCGTAATCTTATGCCCCTTGTGGATGAGAACGAAATGGACTGGGTAATCATAAAGAATTAATTAACAACTTTAAAAACAACCAAGATGGAAGCTTTAGCAAACACACTTACGGACAACGCCTTAATAAGGTATTATGAACTTCGCGTTAAGTACCTTGAAGGGGAACAAGAAAGATTAAGAAATGAGGCACGCGCCGATTACCTGATTACTTTGGACTTTTGGATTTACGCACAAAGAATTATTGAGGTTTATGTAATGTTTCATAAAGATGCTAACCATGAGCATTATTTGGACATGATTAAAACAATCTTAAAGAATTTAGAAGCCCACGATGAAAAGGCGTTGGATACCGCGATAAACCGATTAAGACTTGAGGTTATTACAAGGTGCAATGAAGCGATTATTAAATGCCAAACAATAAGAGAAAACAAATGAATATCCACGACTTTGTAATTAACGTAACTACGACCGTTTGCCCTTCCCATATTGTTGAGCCCCTTCACCTAAAAAAATGGTGGAGGCAGCGCGGGGTCGGTGAACTTGAAAAATACTTTGTATCTGGAAATGCTATACATTATAACGAGGAAATCGACTGGAAAAAAATAAGCGACCATAAAAAAAGTTTATGGTACGATTCACAAAACTTTCAAATAAACATGGGTCATGAATATTCTAAAAGGACGAGTTAAATACACAGCGGGCAAAGTTTTTGAAGGACAATACGGACTTTCTATTAACGCCGCAATCACATTGGAAAACGGAACGGACATTCGCGTGTACGGGAAACCAGATGACGAAAAATTAAAGGCATTACAAAAAGATGAAGTCGTAACCATTATCCACGACGGTAAAAGTTACAAGATTGCTTTTGATATGGTTACGGCGAACGAATTACCCGAAAAGGTACAAACACCCACGGAAGGAAATAACGTGCAACAGGCGGCAAATGTACCCCCTAAAACGAACGGTAAATTGACCGCTGAAGAAATAAGCGAAAAGGCAACCTTTATGACAGGCATATACGCCGACATATTTCACCAGTTGCAAGCCTCAGGCTTAGAACCAGCGCAAGCGCAACCAGCAGCCGCCACGATATTTATTCAAATCGGAAAATTCTTTTAATCTCATATTGGTTAGTTTGCCCCAGCCTGTAAAATGGCTGGGGATTTACCAATACAAAAACAACTTAGATGCTTTTACCAAAACCATATATATCAGTTAGTCAAATAAACCTTTGGTATTCCGACCGACAAAAGTACATCAACCGATATTTCCTTAACCTTCCAGAAGAGCCTTCCATTTACATGAACTTTGGCAAACAATTTGCCGAAGATACCGAAGCGTATATTAAAGATGGAATTATCATGGAAACCTTTCCCGATTTTTACATTGACAAAATTCAAAGCTTCAAAGGTTGCGAGGCTGAAAAGGAAATAAGCCTGAGTATTAACGACATTCAAGTTAAAGGTTTCATTGACGTTTGGGACGTTGAAAATAACAGGGTTATTGACTTTAAAACCTCAGGAAAACCGTGGACAATGGACACGTTAAAAGATAGCCTTCAAATGAAAGTTTATTCCCTTGCCATGTTTGTCAATGGTGAATCAATACCAGAAAGTCAAATCAACTGGTTGGGGACAAAGAGAACAAAAGACGGCTTATCTTTCACGGGCGAAAGCCATGAATTAAACCACACTTTTGAAATGGAAGAACTTTTAAAAGCCATTGTCCTGATTGAGCAGACTTGCAAAGAGATAAGCGAAACGTATACAAGTTTTTTACACTCATTTAAATAAATAGCCATGACCGACGAACAAAGAGCAAAGCGAAACGAATACATGAGAAATTATTACAAGAACCTTTCCCGCTACCAAAAGGAAAAACGAAGAATTAAAAACCTGGAACAAAAGAAACAAAAATACCACGATAAGACGCCTGAGGAAAAGGCAAAACGAAAAGAGGCAAACCGCGAACAGTATTTAAAAAACATTGATAAAATTAGGGCATACGCGAAGGCGTACCGTCAAAAACAAAAAGAAAAAAAATGCTTACAGAACGAGAAAGAGAAAAATTAATCAGGGACGCCGCCAGTATCTTTGTTGCGGCTGGAGGTATCCTAACTTTGGCTTTTGCCATTTACTTCATTGTTGACCTTGTAAAAAAATGGTACTGATGAAATACGAAATCAAATGGAAAAGCGGGAGAATTATCACCGACGCAGAAACGGTTGAAGATGCGATAAAAAAGTTTAAAGAACTGGGTATTGAGGTTGAAGATAAAGAAATAAGTATTGCATCATTTGGTTGAATTTGTCCCGTATCTCATTGGTACGGGATTTTTTTTTAAAATAATGTTGTAAATATTTTTTTATGTAAATAATTTAAATTAAATTTACATATTGAAAATAACAAAAACAACCAAAATGATTACATTAACCACTTCACTAAGAGAAACACTAAAGGCTCAAGATATTATCAGAGACCTTAACATTGCTTGTATTTTTGATATTCAAGAAGAACAAGTTGCATCAAATTGCTGGACTTTTACCACGTTTGAGGAAGACATGGAAGACATTTGCCATGATATTGAAAATATGTTATCTAAATCAGGGTTAGTAGAATTTGAAATTTCTTTTAACAACTAAAAACAACCAAAATGGTAAAGACAATTTATTCAGTTATGTACTTTGGCAACGCCAAAAGGTATCAAGATTTAAACGAGGAAGTTGTAGCTTACTCAAAGCGTCATGCAGTTGAAATCGTTTATTCAAAGATGCGCAATGAAGATTATTTCCCTGAGGATGAGTTTACATGGGGTGGACTTATCCGAGACTGCGACGGCAATGTTATTGCAGACGCCAATGACGAAACGATTGAATACGATGGCGGACACTTTTACGCTGAACCAGTAATGCAATAATTATGAAAGAGCCAATAATAGAAACTTACGTTCCACAAAACAAACGCCTTCCCTTCCAGATTGCTGGAGGGGTTGGCATTGCTTTTGTTATTGGGTTGATTTATTCCCCAATAAATACAAGCTACCAGTACACGTCTTTTGTTCCCGTCATTGAGCGTGACACGGTGTACGTCCATAAAATAACGACGTTGACCTTTCCCGCAAAGGCTGAGGATAAAGAGATTGATGAAAGCGCCTACGGGTCACGGTCGTACGGTTACGAGGTGCGCAAGTTATCAGGGTTACAACTTAGGCAAACGCTGGAAGGACGAGGTTTTCGAAACCTTGCAAAAGTTGACAGGGCGAAGCTTCGTCGCATATACCTTGCTTATTGTTATGAGTCAATGTTAATGAACGTCCACGTCTTAACCGACTTTCCTGTGTCAATGATTTATTCCTTTTTCATCATCGAGGCAACCAGTCAAGGCGTTGAAACCGAACTTTGGCGCAAACACGCAAACGCTGGAGGGGTTAAGGCTTTAAAAGGTCATGGTTATGTAACTTACAAAACACGGGAGGTAATTAAGGGACGAAATAAATACATTAAGGCAAAGTTTATGAGCGCAGAAACCACGGAAGAAGGTATGAACCTTTGGGCTGGTGTTTTGAACTCAGGAAGATACGCCGCCTGTAAAAAGGCAAATTACAAGATGAAAGGAATTAAGTTATACGAAAGTATTTGTAAATGCGTGTACAAATCAGGATACCACACGGACACCGATTACAAATTTCGTGCCTCATTGATGGCGGAGTACTGGCAAATCAAACGGGATAACTTTCCTTTGAAGAAAGAATACAATGTTTTTTAACTTTTTTTTTATTTATTTGTGTAAATATTTTTTTATGTAAATATTTATTTATAAATTTACGAACCGAAAGGAACAAAGAATTTTTCACCACTTAAAAAACAAAAAACAAATGGAAAAGAATTTCACCAACACCCAGTTTAAATGGACGTTTGAAAGCATCAGCGACAACATTCCAACGATTATGCTTTTGACAATAGTATTAACCTACGGGGTTAATGCTTATTTAACTGCCATTTTTTTACCGATTAATTTTTGGGTTGCAATTACCGCTTCCACCATTTTACAACTTGGACGATTTGCAGTCGTTTTCATGGACTTTTTAAACCCTACTAAGGGAAGAAGCCCTTTCCCGCCTAAAATAGCCTTAGGCGCAACGGTAATAGCGTTAATCGAAGTTTTCTTCGGGTTAATGGAAAAGTATTCTGGAAGCGAATTTATAACCATGTTCTTTTTTGTTGGAACAATCGTATGTTTTGGCTACCTTTTGGAAATAAACTTTGTTAACAAAGGGGTTGAAGCATACGGTTTAGTTGAGCCAAAAGTTATCAAAAGACGCAAAAGAAGGGTTGTTGTAAAAAAAGTCACGGAAGATGCACCAAAAGAAAGTAAGGGTTATGTAACTTCGTTCCAAACGATAACACTTTGAGGACATACATCGGGGTTGACCCAGCGATTAGAATAAACGGAATGGCGGCTTGCATCATTCAAGGCAAAGAGGTAAAATTCACGAAATATAAAAGGTTCGTGGATTTTATCCTCGACGTTCCAAAGTGGGTACAATACGAACACCCTGTCGTACTGGTTGAAGATTCCAGCCTTCAAAATGTAACCTTTAATTCATCTATTAACCGCGCAATCCTTTCCCGTATGTCCCGAAATGTAGGCATGAATCAAGGAGCATCAAGAATAGCCTATGAATGGATTAAGGAAAACGGTTACGAAGGTTACAACATAAGCCCTGAGCAAAAGGGGAAGAAATGGGGAAAAGAAATATTTTTAAAAATCTTCCAAAGCGAAGGTTACAAATTTGAACCAAATTTTAAAACCGCCAAAATAAGTCAGGACGAAATCGATTGTTTTACTCTTGCTTTACAGGCTAAAAATTACCAAAAACATGAAAAGAAATAGTGAATTAATCGACGGAATTGAGATAAGCACTTGGAAGGAAATTGAAAGGATTGCTAAAACCTACCCTAAACCGATTAGATTTTCAGACGGTTTGAATAGTAAAATAGCCTTATTAAAATTTTATCTTGAGCCATTACTTCCAAACGGGAAGCCGCCTATTGAGTCAATGGACAAAGGGCGAATGCTTACAATCGCTTATCGGTTGTATAAAAGCACAGACGGGGACACCGTCACAAATTTATCTTTGAAAATTATAAATCAAATTATAAATTAAGAAATTGATTACGTTTGTTTATGTTAATTAGTTTAGGAGTGGTGAATTAGAGGGTTGGCAGTTGCGTCAACCCTTTCCATTTTAAAAGGTAACCCCTTGCGTCTTTGCGTAATCAACCACCGCACGGGCATGACAAAGTGCCAATGTATTTTGAAAGACTGGGTCGAACATCATCAACGCGTCTTTGTAATTGGTAAAGAAACCGTTTTCCGATAACACGGCTGGCATACTTGTTTGGCTCAGTACAAAGAAATTAGCCTCCTTGTCTGGGTCATTGTCAATAGTATCCATTCTATAAACCCATTTTGGGAAAGCCTCCTTGACCTCATTAAAAAGAAAGGTGGCGTAAATATCAGCCTTTGTTTGCCCGATTGATGTGAACACTTCAAAGCCCCTTGCCGTTGGTGTTGCCGCGTTGCCGTGGATACTTAGGAACAACGAAGCCTCATAGTTCTGGGCGTTCATGTTTGCCTTTGCTACGCGCTTAGTTAGGCTAATATCAATAACAGGGTCGTAAACATTGATAACCGACATTCCCCAGTCCTTTAAATACTGCTCAATCTTTGCCGCAACTTCCCTGTTAAACACGCCTTCAAAGAACCAGCCGTAGCCGTGGAACATTGAGTTGTTATGCTGGTAACATTTAGACGGGTAAGTTGTGTAATTATAGGGTAATTTTTTTTTATCGTCAATGCCTCCGTGCCCAGCATCAAGGAAAACACAAAATTTATTTGCTTTCATATTTATATATTTTTAAAGGGAGTCTAAATCAATAGACCCCCTTCTCAGGTGCATAAGGTAGCGATTCGTCTGCGCCTATAATTTAAACCCGATGAGCGAAAAAGCTGCGGAAATCAAAGAAAATTTAGGCGGTAAACTAACCGAAATCTCTTTTCCAGCACATTCGCGGCTTGTCTCCTTGATTTTATCCCAAATGATTTGAGCAAGTTTAACATATTCTCGCCATGTAAATTTGACCTTCTTTCCATCATCAGTAAGAAGTACATTTACCTCTTGTGCAAGTTCCGCAAAATTAAAAGCGTAACAACTCACTGAACCTAAAGGACTGGAAATTGTATCTGCATTTTTTAAAACTTCTTTAAAATTAGTTTCCATGTTATTTGTTTTTAACGTCTAAAAAATCTAAGAATAATTGTACCGATATTTGTGCCAGTAATGGACTTTATATTTTCCGAAATACTAAACAATTCAGTGGCTGCAATAATGAAGCTGACAGAATAGGTGATTTGCGATGGCAGTCCAAAAGTAATACTTGCCCCGTGAAAAATCATTATACCGCAGAAATAAGTTACCACCTTTTGCGATGTGCGATAAAGCCCTTTGCTCGTTATCGGCTCTCCCCTTTTCTTTGCCGCCATGATTCCCGTGACTGTGTCTGCAAAAACAACAAAGATTGTAAATATCAAAAAATGTTTGATGGGTAGGAAAAACGAGAATATAACTCCGCAACAAATGGAATAGGCGATGCCATCGTAACCAAGTTTAAAAATGTTGTAAATAACTGCTTTCATTATTCAAGTTTTATTAATCTCACATCACCATCTACCGTTGCAAACTTGCCATCAGCGTATTTGTACAAGTCGTATTTAACACCGTTAAAGTTAAAAGATATTTGATTGGTAAATGTGGATAAAAGAAGGTTGGTTGAAATCGTGTACACCTTGCCATTGTCTGGATTAAAGATTAAACGCTTATTGCTGTTTAATTGAATTACTCCATCAATAATTTCACCGTTAAAATTTAACTTCCAGTCACCGAGAAACTTTGCCGTGTCTCTTTGAGCCGTTGTAAAATAAACAGGCTTACCGCTTATTTGTTGGTGCAAATCATTGTAGAACCTTAAATCTTTATTTGCTTTTCCAATAGTAATAAAAGGATAAGCAACTTCAGCGTATTTGTTACTTATTTTTTCAGAGTTGTAAATAAGTCTTTCAATACTTTGTAAGCTATCTCCATAAAGATTTTTAGTAATACTTCGCGTTGAATCTACGTACAAAATTTCGGTTACAATAAAATAATTTTTTCCATCTTTTTGCAAATACATTGTATCGCTTTTAATTTCTTGCGCGAAGGAAAAAATAGGAATAAAAATAAAAAATAGGTATTTCATTTTATTTGTTTTCAAGGTTTAATATTCTTTGTTTTAAAAGTTCTATTTGGCTTTGTTGCTGCTGAATTGCTTTTACCAAAATAGGTATTAAATTATCTCTTTGCATCCAATATTTGTCATCATTATTAGTATTTACTAATTTTATGTTATCTGCTTCACCAACAATATTTTGCACACTATCAACTTCTTGCGCAATAAAACCAATGTCTTTATTTCCCACATTACCATAATCCCTCATATTCCAAGTAAATTTAACAGGTCTTAAAGCTAAAATTAATTCTAAGCCAGTGTTTAAATTTTCAATATTAGTTTTATCTCTTGCATCTGAAGG